AATTAAATCTACTTTAATTGCCACCTATGGCGATCAAGATATTTACATGGAGGCCATGAAACGGGGCAAATCTAGTAAGCGGTTAAGCCACATGACCAAACCAACTGCTAAATCTCAGCGAACGGTTGATGTAGCAGATTGGAAGAAGGCAGTTGCGTCAGCAACTAATCCAGAAAATCCTACCAAAAATCCAATGTATGATATCTATGATATTATAGAGAACGATTTGCACTTGGAAGGAGTTATCGAAACAAGAATGCAAAGATTGCTACGTTCTAAATTTCGGATTGTCAACGATAAAGGAGAAACGAATGAAGAGCTGACCAAGCTATTCAAAAAACCTTGGTTCGAGGAGTTTATGAAAATTGCATTTCAACGAGTGTTTGATGGCGTAAAAGTGATTGAACTCTACGAAATGGAAAACGATGAGTTCGTTACTATTGATGAAATGAATCCACGCCACGTAAAAGCGGAGCTTGGAATTATAGTTGCCGAAGAATCGGATGACAAAGGTTGGAGTTACACAGATCCTAAAGCTGCACCATATTACATTCAAGTTGGCAAGCCCGGAGAGTTAGGTCTGAACAAAAAGATTGCACCAACCGCATTGGCCAAAATCTACGCAATGGGCGCACTTTCAATTTACATTGAAAAGTATGGTGTGCCTTACTTTTGGTTATCTACAGAAAGCACTGATGATGGTAGATTGGACGAATTGGAGGCCATCATGCAAAACCTTGGGCCCGCAGGTTATGGCATCTTTTCTTCAGAAGAGGAATTGAAGTCGGTGTTAGTCTCTGGCGATGGAAAAGTAATGTCGCTAATGCGTGACATTTGTAACTCTGAAATTTCTATTGTGGCACTCGGTCAAGATGGTACTACCAACCATGCAGATAGTAATGGTACTTACGGCAGTTTAAAAGTGCTGACTGAGGTTGCCAATGACCGACACGAATCTGACAAGCAATCATTAGAATATTTGGTCAATTATTCGCTTATTCCGAGAATGAAAATTCGCTCTTCAGTCTATGCGAAACTAGAAGGCCACTCTTTTGAATGGGATGATTTTGAGGAGTTAGATCAGAAAGATTTTATTGAGGCAATTGTGAAGCTAGGCACAGTCTATGATTTAGACATGGAGCAAATTGAAGCAAAAACAGGAATCAAGATTTTAGGCTTAAAAAAGCAACCTGAGCCGATTGGAGGAGGAGACCCTGCAAAAAAGTAAAAGCCGCAAAGAAAGCGGCAGTAGAAGCATTCTACCAATCTAATTGTAAAAACAACCTGCCAGAGATGGTTGCGCTTCCGCCTGAAGCAACTAAACTAAAAGCTATTTTATTGCAATTGGCTGCTAAGTTATTCGATGCAGGCAAAGCAGCGCCATTGGCAGATGTGGAGTTAATGACGGCTTACAATGCAATTTTAACAGGCGCAGCTTTGGAACAAGCTCCATGGCAAATTCAGCAAGTTGCTGCAGACTTTGACACCAAAGACAATCAAGTTCGCCAAGCATTGAGCAACAACATTGCTTCATTCTCAGCTGCCAAAACATTGGAAGTTATTCAGCAAATGACTCAGCTCTTAATTACAGATGATAACAAGATCAAACCATTCTCACAATTTAAAAGAGATGTATTAGAAATTGAGCCGCTTTACAATGTAAATTACCTGAAGACAGAATACAACGATGTTATTGCCGATGCTCAAATTACAGCGAATCTAGTTCGCTACAATGAGCAAATTGCAGCAATGCCTTATCTTATATGCCGTACCGCAGGAGATGATAGAGTGAGAGGATCTCATTCAGCTATGGATGGAGTTTGCCGACCAGTTGCAGAGTGGACAATCGCTCCACCGTTCGACCACAATTGCCGTTGCGATTTAGAACAAACCAATGATCCAAATTTACTCAGCGACCAATTCGAACGCCAAGCTGCTTTAGACGGTTTAAAAATGAAAGCTCAGTTTAAACAAGATCCGCTGAAGGGTAGAGTGTTTAACGGACATCCATATTTCAAAAGTCACAATCCAAACGAGCTAAAACGTACAGATTACAGCGGCTTAAAATCGATGGATGAAGTATATCAGCGAACAGGAACAATGGCAAACGCAGGCAAAGCCGTTGCATTTGACAAGGCTTGGAAAACATTAAAAGCCAAAAAAGGACTAAAAGGAAAAGACGCTATTGTTCTGAAAGACAAGAATGCCAACAGCTACAGAGTTGATTCAACTATTGTAAACAGATCTGATCGAGCCAACTTACTTTCAGATACATTGGCTAAACCTTCAGAAGTTTGGACGAAGGATGGAAGCGTTGCGCACATTAAGTTTTTCAAAGAAACTACAACCGTATTGGTTAGCGATGCAAAAGGCAAAGCAACCACTTTTGTAACTTTTGGACCAGGAGAAAAAGCGGTGGACAATTACCGTAAAGGAATTTTGAAAGATAGAAACTAATGGCCTCCAGAATTGATAAACTTCCGTTTGCTTCAGTTCAACGAATTTTCGTTAACTACCAAAAGCAGTTACCAACCATTGTGGCAACTTCGGCAGTATCGTTTTTTAAAGGCAGCTTTAGGCGTCAAGGTTGGGTGTATGATGGTAAACTGAAGCGTTGGAAACCTCGCAGCAAAAACGCCAAAAGAAACAGAGGCAGGGCCATTTTAATTGACTCAGGCAAATTGAGAAGGTCTATCAGAACAATTCACAAAAGCAGCCAATACATAGAGGTTGGTTCAGAGTTAGAATATGCAGCCATTCATAACGATGGCGGCAAAGTAAAAGGTACAGCAAGAGTCCCGGGCTTTACCAGAAAAGCGCACAAAGTAAAAGGCCATAAGCGAACCTTTAAAGGCAAAGTAAAAAAGATTAAAGCGCACACTAGAGATGCCACCAATGTAAGATCTCACACCAGAGAATTAGACTTTACAGTTGATCAACGCCAGTTCATAGGCGAATCTCCAGATGTGCTAAAACGTGCAGAACGTGATTTATTCAGGCACTTAGACAATCAAATTAACAAACTAGTATAGTTATGAAAGCAGAGTTAGATATCATCAGCAAAGTGTATTTGCAGCTTGCAAAATACATCAACAAAAAGGTACCAGAAATAAGATGGGTAGATCTATGGGCAGACCAGTTATTTTCGAACGAGAAAGTAGCCTACACAATGCCTGCCGTATTTATTGAAATTGTAAGCAACGAGATTGAAACCGTTGGAAAAGGAGTGCAACACATTAAAGTAGATATTCTGTTTCACTTAGCGTACGACAGTTATGCGCAGAGCTACGAAGGATCTTACAATCAAACAGACGCTTTAAAATTCGGAACAATTATGAACAAGCTGTTCAAAGCTTTGCAGAATTATTCAGAGTTAGAAATTAGTGCCGCAATGAACAGAAACGCCATAAGAAGAGAACCTGCTCCGCCTTACGTATATCATTATGTAAACGGTTTCAGTACCATTTTAGTAGATGATACTGCTGCACAATTTGCCGAGAAAGAAATGGTTAATTTAAAATTGGGTTTACCTGAAAAGACATTTCACAAAGAGGAAACTAATTTACACCAGGAGCATCAAGAATTGAAGTTTGATTTGGATTAACAAACTTAACAACCTCGGCATATTTGCCCCAACGGTTAATGATCTGTTCAACCGTTTTCCAACTGAGGTAAAACTTGTCAGCAGTTTTGTAGAGGCAATATTTGTAGGAATGAATGCGAACTGAAACCTGATCGTTCTTAACATTAAAAACCTCCTTCTTGTCTTTTAACAAGTCAAAGTAAGTGCGAATGTCATCATGCTTTTTTTGAACGTGGCTATCCATTATTACAAAAATAACAGTTTTAAGCACTTGCTGAAAAACGAGCATAAAAAAACCCGAACAAGTTATTGTTCGGGTTTTTCTTTGTCACACTGAGCGATAGTCGAAGTGCATCTTAATTTACAATATTTCAAAGTGACCAATCTCAGCAGTAAACTTTCCATCAACCGCACTTAAGTTAACTTCATCAACCCATTGGCAAACTGCCTTTCCATCAACTGATAAAACTCTGAATTTAGGAAAAGAGTTAAGCATGCATCTTGTTTTTGCAAAATGCTCTAGATCTTGCTTGCTTTCAAATTCAAACCCATGTATTTTTAAAGCTTCAACAATTTGAGATTCTCTGTGAGATTGAAGCGCCTTAGAATGCAGTTTCATTACTTCCTTTCTCAAATCCATAGATTTGGCAATAGTTTCTTCAGAGTAACCGTATGCTTCAAGGTTTGATTTACTTAATTCAAACCTTAGTAGTCTTTTATCTTTCATCCTTTATCCTTTTGTCACACTGAGCTCCTATAGCTATCGGAGTCGAAGTGTCTAACAGCGCAGCGGTCTAACTT